TATCTGATGTATAAACATTTACAGCTCCAAGAGGAGGAGCAGCTACTGAATTAGTAGTAGAAATATATTCAGTTTCAATTTCAACTGAACCTGTAGTATCACCAATACCTTCATCCAAAGTTTGGTCTACGTTATCTCCGTTAAACCAATCTATCATATTAGTGTAATTTCTTGATGCAGTAAAGCTTTTTTCTAAAACGTAATTTTGTCTTTGACAAGTAGGTCCAATCGTTGCAGACCCTCCATTCCTTTGAAACTCAATACGCATTGTAATTCTAGTTCCTACAGGAACATCATACACATCATAAACTGGAGCTGAACCGGATTGATTAGTAGCTGTAAAAAATGGAAATGCTACAACTGGATAAAAAGTATCTTCTCTACAAATAGCTTTTTTTTCAGGAACAGAAACAATAGCGTCGTTAGATTCAACGGCAGCAAAATTTGAAGCATTTATCTTCATGTAAGTTCCACCAAACACTTCTATTTCATTTCCTGCAGCATCAAAAACATCTATAAACCCTGATGCTTTAGGTTCTTTTTCTAAAACGGTAGCTATAGCGCATCTGTTAATTGGCCCTCTAGCATCAGATTTAACAATTAAACTATCTCCTGACTCAACTTTATTTGCGTTTTCACCATCAAGTAAAAAATAACTAGCTCCTGTGCCAGACTCTCTGTAAACAATATTACTATAAATAGTTTGATAATCAGTTGCAGTTGGTTTAATAACAAACTTATACTTTGTCGCCCAATATGGAGCAAGTTGAGTTGGCGGTATATTAACCTGAATACTATTTTTTGAAGAGGATACGCTGCAAGGTAAGTTAACTGAATTTAATGGACTTACTTGTGCTGTAGACGCTCTGTTAAAGTCATCCATATAAACCATTCCTATTTCATAACCTCTATTACTGTGCAAGCTTTTGGCAGTTTGTGTAGATTGAAAAATAACAGTTGCATCAGTTAACCTATGATAAACAAATAAATAACCATTGCTTACAGGGTCTTCATAAACGGCTGCTAATATTTGTAACCCAAAAGTATTGCTATTTTCAGAGTAATCTGTTCTTATTATAGGCTGCCCTACAGTTACCGCAGGAACATCAGTAGTGCTTGTTACACCTGTTTGAATTAAGTTTGTATAATTAGAGTCAAAAGACTGCGGAAGAGCTAAGTTAAAAGCATCTGTAAGTGTGTTTCCATTAGCTGCATTTGCTACAGTTTGAATTGTAGTTGGGCTACCTATTTTTTCATAAAAATCTGTGCTGTTTACTAAGTCATAAACACTATCAAAATCTTGTTGTAAAGTATAAGTCCAATTAACAAAATAATTTCCAGTAGAAGCAGCTGCTGGCGGACCTCCTTGAGCTACAACAGAGGTTGAATATTGAAACCCAAAAGAAAAACTAATAACAGTACCTGTTTTTAATTTTGAACCAAATGCTACGACTGAACTCATATCTACATTAATAACACTGTCATCAATATTTATAGGAGGAGGATTTCCTGTAGCTCCATAATCAATAGAGTACAAGCCTAAACCCTGATTTACCGGAAATGTAATTAAATCAATTTCTTCTGAAAGTAAATTTAGATTATATTGAAAGTCAACTTTTCCACCAAAAGATGTAATTAAATCATATCCTTCAAAATAATTACCATACACCAATCTGTTTCCCATCAAAGTTTGCGCTTTAGCAAGCTGAGGAACGTTGTCATATAATCTTAGTATTTCAGAATCAGGTAATACCGTAAATATTTTTCGATTAGTAAAAGGAGTGGATTCTCGTGTTTCATTAGAACCAAAACCATTTTGTTTTTTGTTTATATTTTCTATTACCTTAATAGTATTAGAGTCTGCTTCTTTAAACACTAATTGAATATCTGTTACTTTACTACTTCCAGTGTTATAGGTTATGGTTAAGGCGTTGTTTTGATTAACCATTCCTTCATTTAAGTAACTGTTTACACTAAAATTAAAGACACTAGGTGTAAACGTAGGTTCTGTAAATTGAGATATAGCTGAATATTCATTGTTTTCATATTTATACCTATAAGCAAAACACAAAAATTTATCTAGTAAATATCCATCTGTTATTGAAGAAACATAATACAGGTTAATTGTCGGCGCGCTAGTAGGCGGTTTTCTAATAACTAAAATATCATCTTTGTTAAAATCATCCACAAGTACCGCAGGTCTGGGGTCTCCATAATTTTTATTTATGTTAATTACTCTTGGAGGATTGTAATTGTCTGTAAAAAAAACTAAATTATCTATCTTATTAACTGCAGTAACTAAATATTTAGAGTTAAAATTTAGAGTAGTGTTTATGCCATTTCCATCATCTATACTAATTACATGATAAATGAGCTCACCTGTTTCAACATCAAAAGAAACAATTAAATCCAATTTACCTGTAGCTCCTTGTGTAAATGCTGGGTCATGAACAAACCAATATATAACTAAATTAGCACCATCTTCAAAAGCTCCTATACACCTTGCTTCTGAGCTTAATGGAGTTCCATCTACATATTGTAAAGTCGTTAAAGGAACGTTACCTTTAGAGTTTTCTACAGCGCCTATTTCTGAGTCTTCAGTAGAGCCAAGCCTAACATTAAACGCATTAATATATTCACCATTTGGAACAAGCCTTTCATCAAGGCTTTTATTCATTCGGCCCGCTATAAAATTTCTTTGAATGTTTGCCATTTTATTTTAACCACTTATCTTCACCTCTAAGATTCATAAGCAATCTACTAGGGTGAATGTTACTTAATCTGATTTTAGCATTTCTTAATAAAGCCTGTTTATTTTTTCTTGCTCTATTAACAATATACTCTTGTACTCCAAATTTACTATTTAAAATAGCATATTGTATGTAAGCATATATATAATCTTCAAATAATTTATTTACACTTATTTTAGAGTCATCACCGCTTTCCATACCATCTGATATATATTGCAAAACACATTGCTGATTAGCCATAGTTGAATCAAAATTAATAACACCAGCTTTTTTATCTATAGTAAACGTAGGGTTAATATTAGCTGTTTCAGTATTTAAACCATATCTAGCTCCAATTCTTGAATTATATAAATCATCGTCACAATCATTACAAACAGTATTGATGTCGCCTTCATTGTTTTGATTTAAGTAGATACTGTTTAAAGCTCCGCTTTTTCTTTCAGTATCTAAGTCAGAGTCTATTATTGTTGCGTTTCCATCTCCATCATAAGTAAAAGATGAAGTTCCTGATTGCACAAATGAATTAGCTGACTGAACTTGAATGTTTTCTACTAGTTCCCTTAAAGTATTGTTTTTTAACAAATATAGTTTTACCCAATTTACATAATCTGAAGGAAGAACAAACCTTAAGTCATCGTATACTTGAAGCTCTAATGCTTTTATTTCTTTAAATGCATCATAATTTAATTCTTGTATACCACGCTTTGCATGAAACAATATTTTAAATCTGTTTTCATTATTAATTAACTCATGATTTCCAGCATACATTAATTCAAAATTATTAACTATATCTTTTAAAGTAACATATTGATAAGACCCCCAATTTTCATCTGTAGGATTTACACCATCATTTGTGTAATATTTTTGTTGATTTATATAAGCCATGATTAAATATTAGTTTGATTTTGTTGTTGTTCTTCTATTTGCCCAAACTGAAACACATCAGCTTCTCTAATTGATATACCTGCATATTGCAATATTTTAGCTACTAAATTATTTGAATCATCAATAGGCAATTCAAAGTCTTGGTAATCCGCTTGTGTTTGGTCAAACAAAGGCTCACCTCCATATAAAGTTACATAAGTCCATTTAGGGTCTAAAGGATATCTAATGTACTGAGCTTGAATATCATTCACTCCATTAAATGTATTCGGATAAATTGTTATTTCATCTGCTTCTTGTGTATAAGCAGGAAACGTGTTAGATGGAGATGTAAGCAGTGAGCTGTTTAACATAGTAATTTTACTATGCGTTACTTTTTCAGCTTCACCCTTTAGACTACCTCCAGAAAAACACAATACTTTATTTAGTAAATAATAATCAGAACCTGTTGTAGATGCTGAAGGTACATAATAAACGTTTTGAGTTTTTTGAGTTAAGAATGATGTGATAGAAAAAGTATCTATAACTTCTTCGTATCCTTTTTTAATATCAGCATACCCTGTCCCAGATATCCTTGCGTTCTCTTCATTTATTTGCTGATTATATCTTATAAAATATTCATCAAATATATCTAGCTGTGCTTGTTTAGCAAACAAATTAAAATCACCTGGAGATATATATCCGTAGTTATTTTTATTGATAATAGCAAGTACAGTATTTCTTACAGAATTTATCATTTGAAAATCTTTTTACAAAGATACATAAAATAAAAAAGCACCCTGATTTGGGTGCTTTCTTGTCGATAGTAAAGGAAGGATTATATTGTTCCTACTGCTACACTAGTAAAAACTAGTCCACCAGTTTTTGCAACTGGTACTGCTGCGTTAGTCCAAGAAGTTTCTGCTGCTGTTACTAAAGCTGCATTTACATTTGCACTAAAGCCTGAAGTTAATCCAGTACCTGTAACTGTCATTTTGTGTGTTCCATTAGTTAGATAAATCTCTCCTGCAGTTGAGCTTGCTGTTTCTGCATAAAGAATTGAATCTGTATTAATGTGTACGTTACCGTCACTTGCTGTATCTAAAGTTATATATTTTGCCATGTTAAAAATTTTATGGGTTAAACAAAAAACAAAGTTACGAATTTTTTGCTAACGCTTTTAAATGCTTATATGACTCTAAACCATCATCGCTTTCAAAGTATGAAGCTATAATAAACAATGGGTCTTCCCCGTATGGTATATTACACATCTTCTTTTTGTTAGACGCTGTGTTAAACCACACTTCTTTCTTATTATTTCTAAGTTGTATTAGATTTTTATCTAATATATTTTGTATAGTAGCGTTAAACTTAAGAGCAGGGTCTTTTAATAAATTCATAAAACCACCTGGCTGTTGCTTAGCAAATATTAAAATATCTCTTCTAAGCTCAGCTGTTGTAACTTTAGAAACGTCTTTTTGAAATAACACTCTAGCTACATTTTCAACTTGCTCTACTGTAAGTTGCCTTGCTTCTATTAAAGCATCAACTTCTAAGTTTAAGTCTTCTACTAACTCAGCAGCTTCTTTTGCTTTATTTACTTCTGTAAACACTCTTCCTTTTCCAGGATGTAAGTCCATGAATTTTTGTAAGACTTGATTATTTTTAGGAACGTGTAAGAATCCATCTTCAAATACAATAGGCTCAATGATAGCGTTATCATCTTGCTCATCTTGAAATGGAGAGTTTTGATTCCTGGCGTATCTCAAAGGTCTATTAAGACCAGTGTCTTCATCAAAGTATAACAACGGAAACCTTGTAGTATGCCTTGATGCTAATATCAAAGATAAAGGTGGTGTTTCTCTTGTAAGTTTATATTGTTTATCTACGAATTTAGGTGTAGATTTTTTAGGGGTAATTTTTACTGTGTCCGTTTTAGGACTTGTATTTTCTTTTTTCATTTGATTTAATTTAATTTAAAATTTAAAAAAGGGGCATATTGCTACGCCCCTTAAAATTAATTACTAGTCTTGGAATAAGAAGAAGTTGTTTGCACCTAAAGTACATACAGCTCTCTCAGACAAGAAGTTTACTTGCATGTTATCGATATCCGACGTTGCAGCACCACCAGCAGAGCCAGTAATCCAAGTCTTATATCTTCTGTCTTCAGTTTCTGAAGCTCTATATCTAACATGTAAGAAAGGTCTCTTAGCGTTTTTACCAAGAATTTGGTCATAAACACTTGTAGAACCAGCTGGAACTAATAGTCCATTGATTTTACCTGAACCTGCACCTGATGGTAAACCACCTCTCATTGTAGGGTCGTTTAAGTATTTCCAAT